GTAACGACCCGCATTCCTGCGAACTCACCAACATCGCGAGCACCAATGCCAACGCCACCACCGCCCCAGGTCACTGCGCCATTAGCCGCAAGTGCTGAAGTAGAGAAGGTCAGCATTCCTACCTGATACAGGTAGTAAGCAACGGAAGGATGGACAATCAGTGTGTCCAGTTCTTCGCCGCGCTCACCCAGTTTGGAACGGGCTTCAGCAACCATGGTTGCACTAAGGAAGTTAGCCTCAGTCGCACCAGCAGCAGCTGCTTTGCCTTTGTCAAGAGCATTGGCGGCAAGAGCCGTGCCAAACAAACCAGCAAGCTGTGAGAACAGACGTGCGCTGTTCAGCTTGTTGATGGCGTCAGCCAACTGGTTGCGGATATGAAGCATTGGATCTTCACCAGCTGCCAAAACTGCAACGTCATCTACGGCATACGCAAAACCGCGATGGCAGATGGTTGCAATTTGAGTACCAGTACCGATCTTCTGTGGAGTTAGGTAGCCAGCTCCGCTGGTGCCCCACGTAGCTGTACCGTTCATGACCTCCTCAGTTGGAGATACAGGATTGAACTCGGGGACTTGAATGCGCGTACCACCTGCACGTGAATCGAGCAGAGCGTTACGAACAACAGCGCCAGACTTGAGGAACAAGCTGCGCTCTTTGATGGCCTCAGACACATAGGTGCTGAGGTTATTCCTCTTGACGATGTCCGCGAGTAGGACACCGCCGGAATAATTCTGAAATGGAGCAGCCATTTCCTATTTAGGGATAAAGTTTGCGGGGATCAAGTCACGGACTTGGATTGGTGTCCCACGGGGACTACTTACCGGCCTCTCGCCTGAGCACTGCTGCAAGTTCAGGGTCGGTATTGTCCAAGGCCATTTGCCTTGTTAAGTTAATACTACCTTCTGCCCAAGGGTTTGCGATACCCGCAGCATTAGCAGTGCTCAAATTAGGCTTTGCTCCCATGCCAGATGCACTGCTTGGTTTGAACTGATGCTCCCAACCAGAACCAGGATTCTTCAGCTTCGCAAGATAAACATTGATGTCTTGCTCGATGCCACCATCCAGCACAACAACCTTGCCAGCCTCTGATTTCTTCAAGTTCTTTTGCATCAGCTGAAGAAGCTGCTCAGCATTCACCGCTCCAGCCTGGCTAATGGCTGATAACGCAGAAGTCTGCATTGCAGCAGTCTCTTTGGATGTTCGCTCTTCAACCAGTTGACGTTCCAGATCCGCAATGCGTTGATCCTTCTCTTGACCTGTTTGATTTGCTTCTTCCCAAAGGTCTTTCCATTGGCCTTGGTCTTCTAGCGTTTTCTGACGAGCGTCTTTTTGTTTCTTGTAAACGTCGTCAAGTTTGCCTTTTACGCCTTGGAATTTCTCCTCAGCTTCTAAAGCACGAGATTTCAATGACTCAAGCTGTTGCTCATATTGAGCTTGCACAGCAGAAGTATCAACGACTGAAGTGTCTTCAACAGCAACCACGGGTTGCTCAGGAGACACCACTGGCGTTTCCTGGATGACCTGTTCTTCCATTATCAAGAATTAGTAGACTCTTCTACTTTACTAGACTTTGCTTTTTTAGTTTCTTTCTTTGCAGGAGGCATTGGACACTCCTCTTTTTTAGGAGGGTTGATTTCTTCAAAGCGAAGTCCAGCCATGATCAAAAAGCTATTGCCTCCCTACTTTAACGTCATCGCCTGATTCCGCTGCTTTAGGTAAAATTTCGCCCTGAACCAGCATTTCACGGAATTCACCACGGTCAATAACCTCGCTTTCAAGGAGTTGACCCATTGCAGTGATGTCTTGGCCAATCAAACGCTGAAGATCAAAGTCACGACTGATCTTGACTTCAGGTGGCTCAATACCAAGATAATTTGCAGCCAAGTTATAGGACTTCTGAAGACCAGACTCCAAGTCCATTGAAACCATTGCCAGCATCGAGTTGGTGTCGATACGATCCAAGCGGCGAGCATCAGCAGATTCGGCTACATGCTTTTGTTGGCTAAGAGTGCTAATACCTAGGCTGCTCATTTGTTGCTGTAGCTCCTGCACTTCAGCTGATTGAGCTTCAAATGCGCTAGATGCTGGCTCAACGTAATAAACCTTGTTGCCAGGTTGTGTTGCCATTGCGTAATTAACGCTAATAGCTATGTCTTTGGTTTGATCGTCCCAGCCTTCCATAACTAACATTGGCTGGCTTGCAATATGTAAACTATGGATTAGATCGGCTTGGCGTTGGAAGTGAGCTAAGTTCAGGTATGCAATATCTAGGAGGGGTGGGCGACTACACATTGTTTCAACTTTATTTGCATAAATTGTTACTAAAGGAATGCCTTCTAGGTCAAAAGCACCTTGCTCAGCAATCTCGTACTCTCCTCCAGCAGTGGCGGTTTGGTCGTATGAACCAGGGTACGCAGCACTTCCTTGTAGCTGGTTTTCCTGCTGGTCTCGTCGATAGATGCGGTAGCGACCTGGCTCAATCACACGCACTTGATCATATACTTTTTCACCAAAATCACCGTCAGGTACAACTGCTTTCTCTGCAATTCGTACTTGAGTTAAATTGCCATAATTTGAGTCGCGATCTAATCGCCATCCATAAATATTTTTTGGTTCGATTTCAATCCAATATGGTCTACGGTTTAGTGCTCGTTCTTCAGCAAGAGTTCTTGCATCTGTAGGTGCTGGAAAGTCAACTAAAGTATGGCAATGTCCATACGTCAAAGCGCAGATAGCCTGACGGCGGGCGTACTCATCAATATCCGATCCACAACCATCAACATTCTTGTTGAAGACTTCAGTCCAGTATGGATCGCCCTCGATGTTGATTGGCTTGCGAAGGATTAAACCAGCAGCTGCTCGAATTAGGCGCTGTGTGTAGGGCGAAAATACGGCTCTATTGACACGCGCCAGATAAGCAGAATAATCTTCGCGGGGTTCTAGTGGAAGGAAGGTTTCGCTATTTTCGCGTAGATATTCGGTGCCGTTTGTCACGGCTGTCATGATCTCCCAGCCTTTCATTTGATCGATCACCGCTTTGGTGCGAACAAATGGGCTGTCAACGCTTCCGAGATAAGAAGAGCTGACTAGATGGGTGCGTACCGAGCCAGGGACGGAGTAAGTCATGTCACCATTTCACGCGATTGGCCCAGTAAGCAGGGGAAAGCTTGCCACGCTTTATGTTGGCTGCGTGGCGAGCCTTAAATGATTCACGACGACGCTTTGCTGCTACAGATTCCCCTTCACGTTTTGGTGAGCCACTGACTCCCTGTTGTCCGAATCGGAGCAACCGAACCTTGTCCCCTTCCTTTACCAAAACGGCATGGGATTTTGTCGGGTGGCTCGGAGTACGTTTAGGTTTGTTGTAGCCAGCGAAGCGTTCGCCGCGATATTCAACCATCAGATCAACCTTTACTCAAGGTTGCTGGTGATTGCTCCGCTGGTGATGAAGTTGCAAGTTGCAACGACAAGATCACCGGCAGTAGATCCAATATCCATGCTGGTAATAATTCCCTTAAAACTCACTGAATCAGTACCGCTTGTTGTTCCTTTAGTGAACAACTCAAAGGTTGCGTCTGCTGGATCAGCAGCCGTAACAATGTCCTCGATAAAGGTAGGTTGACCAGTTGCGTCAGGGTCATAGACAAGCTCAACCGTGCCAGAGCCAGAGATCATGCTTCCGACATTGGAACGGAAGGTGTCACCCTGCTTGGTGGTGTCAAGTGTGTCCTTTGTGATGCTGAGCGTCCAACTACGAGTGCCAACGATTGTTGCGTTGCCACTACCAGTAGGGCCAAACTGGACAGCGCCCTCTTCTCCTCGAATAACAGCCATTGGTAGACATAGGAAGGTTCTATGCCTAACAGTCTAACTGCTTAACTGCGACAAGCTACGACCAGATCTTCAATTACTTTCGACTTCCCGACGCTTTGCGGCTCGGTTTTTTTGCAGTTTTCTCAGCTTTCTTAAACGCTTTCGCGGTTGGAGCGCCTTTAGCGCCTGGTTTACGCATCTTTTCGCCAGAGCCCGCCTTGATTCGATCACGTTTTGCCTTGATATTGGCGTACAAACCACGCTTTTTTGCTGGTTTTTTCTTGGCTGCCATACCGTAAGCCATATCAAGACCTTTAGTCTCCTTATTCTAGGTCAATTGCGGATCGCACTCAAGCACAACCTTTTTACCTTTATGCTCCTCGCTCCATCGGGGATGGTATTTAATTACTATTGTGCTTGACAAGATGTCTTCAGGCGACTGGATCGTCCTAAACTTCTTGCCGCACTTACCGCAAACACGGAATCGCACCACATCATCATCTTGTGATGTATAAGTAACCACTACTTTTGTATCCTCCGACCCACAAGCAGGGCACGGCGTTCCTTTTAATCGCTTCATTTCAGTACAACCGATGAGAAGTAGTGCCCATAGTCTCGGGCTTGGCTAAATTAAACTGTTGTAAAACTAAATACCCGAACGCATCGAAAGCGTGGTCCACTCCTAAATTCTTATTTGGTAAACCTGTGCCAGGAGAATAGGTCAATGTCCTCAATGATTTGATCAAATGCTTGCATCGTGGGTGGATCACTGTACGACGCTCTCCCGTTGCATCCATCAATGCTGTATTAACTGACGTAATTTTGTCCCGGATTTTCCATGGAGCTTTGGGCGATTGCACCGTAAATCCACTTCGCCGCAAAATTGCATGGTCCGTAACACCCACACCCTGGGTCTTCCTTGCTCC